AGAGCCGTTATTAATTACGATACCACCAGTTGTAAGGCCCAATACACGGTAATCAGTAGTTGCATTTGTGAGTGCAGGAGCATCAGTAACAACAGATATTTTACCTTGTACATCGATTACACGAACATTGCCAGCTGTGAAAAGAGTTGCAGTATTAACAAGAGCTTCGTTAATCAATTGGTGGTAAACAATACCATTCATTATGTTAGCAACAATTTGCTGTGATGCATCTTGAAACTTTGCATAAGTGTTGTTAAGTGCAACCTGAGTTACAACAGCGTTTGTTCCTGCGGTAATATTATTTGTTACGCCTGCGTTATTTGCAAATGCAGCAGCCGCAGAAGCGATGCCACTATTAAGCATGTCCTGAAAGATACCTTCAGATACGCCACGTGAAATTACTTCAATTCCTTCAGCAGGGTTTTTCAACAAGTAAGTCATTTGAGCAGGTTCGAAAGCCATTTTAAACGCACCAGCAACCTTAACTCCAACGCCTTCAATTTGTGCTAGGTCAGTGGCCGCCTTAGCGCCATTTGCCGCATATCGATCAACCCTATATTTTGAACTCTCAAAAGATGAATAGATAGCGTTTTTAATAAAATCGCCCTCGAATCCGTCCATTGACATCTGAATAGCGCCATTAGACGCACCATTAAAAGCTTCGAGCATTTGTGGGATAGTTTCAAGAACGCTCGACTGAATCTCTCTACTGTATACTTGCATATCTGATAAAGACATGATTTACCTCTTTTTTAAACAATTCCTTGTGACTCTAGTCTCGCCTGAATTGCCGCAGTACGTCCCTTAACGTCCTTTGGGTCAGTGTTGCGAAGACTTGAGCCTTCATTATAATTATTAGCGCTAGGGTTACTCCCAGAGCCAGCCTTATGTACTGATTGGGTTAATGATGGGGCTTCAGTGGCGATAGATTTAGCAAAGTCATCATAGCTATCTAAACTTGTTATAGTGTCAAGATTAGCGTTAATAATCATATCCTGAATCTTAGGGTCTGTAATTCTCTGTTTTGATAGAGATTTACGCGTCTCAGATTTTATAGAATTAAGCTTATTAGTCGCTTTCTCTGAATGTAACTCGCTTTTCATGCTTGATAATTCTTCAGCTAATGTCGTAAGTTGTTCTTTTACATTAGCGTTTTCAATTTCTTTACTTGATGCGTTATTTTTGAAAGAGTCAATCTCTCGTTTATACCCTCCAACTTTTTCACTTATTGTCGAAATAAGATCTTTTAACGGGGTATCTTCAGATAATTCAAACATTTTAGCAATCTCTTGCTTTCCATTTCTGTATTTCTGCTCTTTTTCTACCGCTGTACTTTTTTTCTCAGATAGTACATTATAACCAGATTCAATCTGATTTAAATCAGACATAAAGTCTTCATTATCCTTGTATTTCTCTTTGAGTGTATTGAAATCCATATTTAACCTTTATTTAATTGACATCTAGTCGTGACGCATCAAGCGTATATACTGAATTTAGAAACGAAAACTTTGATAGATGTAATCAATTATCTTACAATTTGACAATACAACACTCTTTGATTACATTTTATTAAAAGAGATTATTTAAAATTAAAAAGGCTTATAAATGGCATTCATGAAAATACAAGGCGATGACGAAAAGAGGCTTGAGGCTTTATGTAAAAATGAAGATAGAGGGCCAACGGCAATGGTAAAAAGATTAATTGCTGTAGCTTATAGGTCACTTAAGTCTGAGTGTAAATAATGGCCCTATACGATTTCAAGTGTCACGAATGCGATACCATAAAAGAGTTCTCGCTATCAATGGCTAAATTCGATGAAGAACGTAAAAAGGTTATCTGTTGCGGTGAGGTGATGGATAGGCATTTTGATTCTGGAAATTTAACCGCAATTAAAACTAAATCATCTCCCAATAGGTATTAAATGACTGACACTGAAAGAATTGACAGCCTAATTAAGCTTATGGAAAATGGCAACCTAATGGAATCATCATATTTTGAACTATTGGACGTGATATGCAAGGCCACCGGTATAGCTTATTCGTATAGTGGATTTACAGGCACTCACGTTGCGGTAAGGAATAAAGATTAATGAACGACTACAAAAACATCAAACATATATGGGATGAGGTATGGAGATAGACGATTTAAAATGTTGCGGTAATTGCAACAATTATGAGCCTGAATTCTCAGCTGGTGAACAGCCATATTGTAAACTCAGAATTTCAAGTATAGCTAATCAAGTATGTGAAAAATGGGAATGGGATGAATACGAGAAAAAGAATAGAATCTAACTCTTCGGATAATTCCGATACAAATCATTAGTCCTCAAGTTAACGGGTGACTCTGGCTTAATATAAGTTATGGGTTGCCCCTTACTTTTCGACTTCTTATTCTCTTTATTTATCTCAGCCTGTAGTCTTGTGTTATGCGTATCATTAGACCACTTCTTAGGCCTCTTTATTGTTCGCCTATATTCTGGTCTGCAACTGCAATTTGGATGATGAGAGGCAAGCGTTGCGTTCTCTACTGGTACAAAGCCTAGACCTTCAACAGCCACGCAATAATTACACGGGTTATTTCCCTGAGTCACATTCTTAACGAGTTGTGTATCAGGATCTTGCATGGCGATATGATTGCGAGCAACAGCCATAGCTCTTAATGATTCAGACCTAGCAACACGATTAGCATAGAGCTTTGTCTTACGTTCCATTGCAAAAAATGTAGCCTTTTCAATTCCTTTACCTAAATCAATAGCATCAATAAGCCTTAAATAATCAGCCCTAAGACCGGCGTTTTTAATCAATTTCGCTTGCCTCTTAACGGCCTGTATACTCTTCTGACTTAATGCCTTACCGCCAATCTTAGCCTTTTTCAAGTCATCAATATACTTTGGCAATTGTCGAGTAAATCCTTTTAACGTATCATCACCAATATTACCGACTATCTGAGCAATTGTCTTGCCTTCTCGCATTGCGGTTTTAAGGGCTTTGCGATGACTACTTACAATTAGATTACTGTTGTTTCTTATCCTTGTAGATAATACTACCTTATCCTTAAACAGCGATTTTCTCCATAGATAATCACCCAAAGCCTGTTTAGTAGGTGCAGGTTGATTAACAAGGAACGAAGATTCTACAATTGTTGATACCGTTGAGGCTGTGAACTTCTTAACGAAATCCGTACTCTCTAAAGCCTTATCGTATTCACTCATTAACTTATTTTGGGCCTCCCTGAGTCCTACTGAATTATTAGGAATCAAGTCGATCAAAGTATCATTAACTTTATTATAAAGCTCAAGAGTAAGAGCGCCTATTTTAGCGTCATACTGCTTGAGGTTCTTAAAGGCTTTAGGGTAGTTTAAATCGTCTGCCAATTATTCCTCAATCGTTGGGGGATTATCGAAAGTGTCGTTATTTGTCTCGGTAACAGAAGCTATTTCCATTTTAGCCAATTCGTCCGCTCTATCTGCATCGCTTGGATAGACTATCTTAATCATGTCCGCTCTAATCTCTTTTGCAACCTGTTCGCTAACCCCTGCATCTATAAGCATTTGTAACGAGTTGAGTTCATCAGACTTTGTAAGGCTCTCAAAATCCTTTGGATATACAACAATATAATCCCATGACCCATCAATGTAATTGGTTAGCGCTACATTTACGAGCCATTTCTCCTGATCCTGGATGTCTTGAGCGTCTTGTTTAAGTTTTTCAATCCTTCTACGGTCTGCTTCCATTCTTGCTTCACCGCTCGCAGTGGACGCAATAGAGACTGTACTATTCATATTCTGCTTAATCTCACGTATAAGCCTAGCAACCTCATCGATCATTACGGTAAGGTGCGCAGTAGGTGGGGCTACATATCCCGGAGCGTTTACACCTTCACCCATGTACATAAATGTTGAGTCATTGCCCAAATCCATATCATCAGGCACCTTACCATTAATAGCAAGAAAAGCGAAACAGTTTTTGAAAAAAGAATCATTAAACCATGATGTTGTATTGTATATCTTCTTAACTACTGTTAAAATATCGATATACTTAGACTTAGCAATAACATTACCTTGATATCTTGAGTTGTCCTCTAAGAGAGAAACCGGAAACTCTTCTAGAAATAAAACCGAGTCTTCCATGACAGCTTCAGCGTGATAATTAAATGTAACATTACGACCGTCATCAGCCCTAAGCCATACTTTCCACTTATACTCATTGGATGATACGTATGTGCCGTTCTCGTTATTTCTTTGGTCGATATCTTCAAAGTATATAATCATCTTTAGTGCTCCACCCTCATCAAATGCATAACCCTCTATCTGTAGTGGATTAACATAAAACGAATAAGGCATTAACTCCCTTGCACCGTTTGATGCTCCTGTCATAGCGGTAGCACTTGGAGCATCCAATACTTCCCATACTGCCCCGTAAAGCTTTGTTTCAATCTCTTTACGCCTCTGGTACTCTGGCATTGATTCATTGTCTTTCTTTGTCGGGCCTTGTACAAATAGGTCAACAACAGGATTTACTTCACGTCTGACCTGTTCTTTTGCAAATATAGGGTCAACCATTGCCTCAAGCTCTGGCTTAAATACATTCTCATAGTGAGCCAACTTTTTTCTTACGCCAAAAAAGTCTGTTGTACCATTGGTACCATCGCCTTCACGTGGGAATTTCTCAAGATAAGACCCAGTTGAGAATCCGCCAGTACCGTAGTACATGTCTCTCAGGCCTTTATACTCTGTTATATCAGTAGTCGAAAATGTATTATAGTAATAATCAACACCCTCGAATTTTATGCTTTTTGCGTTTATATTGGGCATTACATTAATCCTTTTATTTTCATTGTTTTAGGTGGTGGCACTAACACGAAATACATTCTCATCATAAATGGGTCTGAGTAGTCGGTTGATCTACCAGTCATTTCTTTAATTTTATCTTTTGGAATAACTCTTATCTTTTCATCTTTGTCACTATTCCAGTCTTTTATCTGTTCTAGGTCTTCTATTAATTTAGATTTTATTTCACTATCTGTAAATTTTATGGAAATTTCACCATTGTTAACCATTTTTGCTATCTCAAAGTAGCATTGGCTCTTTAAATTAGCGTAATTTGTTTTCATTTTGGCCCTAGAGTTATTCACAAACCCTGTGTAATTACCAAAATCAACTAACCCACCACCTACGCCGTCCTCATCCACAATAATATTATGTTGCTGAACCCTGTATTCTCTTGATAACCTCTGTAACTGCTCGTGAGTATAATCTAACGGCTTTTTTCCGAATGATAATGCGTGTATTAATTGCCAGCCAGACCAGACGTATATTACTGTTTTGTCCTCACCAAGACGGGCTATATCGGCAGTGATATACATTGTTCCTTTTTCAGTGTAATTATTGTTCCACATATCTATTATTGAGTCATATTCGAATAATTTTGTCGGGTCTGAATCATAACGCCAATTACCGTAAAGGAGCCTTTGCTTTGATGGCTCATCCATTTTATGTAGTGATTTTATATACTCGGGATCAGCGTGTGGATTATCAGATATAAGAGCCTGTATGAAAGCCTTATCATCACTCAACACATTGTCTTCGTATGGCTTAAAGAACTCTGTAAACACCCAATTCTTAGCAGGGTTACAGCTCATTAGCATCTTAGGGATTATATCAAACTCTTTGAGCTTGTACCTGATCCGAGACTTTACAACCTCCACAGCTTTTCTAACGCATTGGTTGCATTCGTCTATAAATGCCCCCGATACTTCAAGAGATCCGAGACTATCAAAATTAGGATCTGAAGGATACAGGAACAAATCTTTAAGTATTATGACTGAATCATTATAGAACGATATTTCACCATTTTGAGCGTTATAGTTGAAATGCTCAACAGGCTTTAAATTCAACAACTTACACACATCAAAGAATGTAGCTAATGTGGTTTGTTTAAGATTCTTTAGCTTTGAACGACCTATAAGCCATCGAGACTCATCATAATTTAAGGCCATTGTTATAATCCATAAGCACCCGAGAAATGTCTTACCACCAAATACGCCACCACCGTATAATATTTCATTAGTGGCTTTATCCTCTAGCTTTTCCCATGCTACAGATTGAGTATGAGTCAATTCTACATCAATTGTCGGCATTTTTCTTTATAATGTTGATTTTTAGACCGTCATCGTCAGCATTGCCTATTTCTATGTTCTGCTTAGACTTGCCGTATGACCTATCGAGTAGCTCTTTTATTGCTTGTATATCGCCATTTTCAGCCATACCTTGCAATACTTCCATGATTCTTTCTAGAGAACCGTCGCCCTCTATTTTCTCTCTAAGCCTTGCATCTAGTGATTTTCTTTTACTCTTCTTACCGCACTCTGAAGCTCTATTGTCATCCTTAGTGAACGGCTTACCACCAACACCAGTAGGATTAGACATAAATACCCCAAAATAGCGTTTTCAACTCGTTATTCATAAACACCTCAAGTGTAAATTATTTGCCAATCAATGGCCATTTACGGGAATCAATCCCATACACTTGAATATAACTAAATTGTTAATTATTGCCAAACTCTCTCAAATCTAAACAATATCCCACCAAAGTACATTATCAGTACATCACTCTTAACATTGTAATACACA